TAGAACAACTAGACGATCAGGATATTAGCTGATCGTACTTTAACCCAACTATAAGGAGATAAAATTATGGGTATCAATTTAGACAAGATGAGAGATAAGCTTTCATCCCTTCGCGGCGAGGGTAACGCCGATTCAGTTTTCTGGCGACCGGATGACGGTGACCAGGACATTCGCATTGTTCCGACAGCGGATGGCGACCCCTTCAAGGAGATGTGGTTCCACTACAATGTGGAAAAGGGCGGATTCCTCTGTCCCAAGCGCAACTTTGACGACGGTTGTCCCGTCTGCGAATTCGCTTCACAGCTATGGCGCGAAGGCGTCGACAACAACGACGAGCACAGCAAGAAGACTGCAAAGTCTTTGTTCGTGCGACAGAGATTCTTCAGCCCTGTGATGGTTCGCAGTGAGGAAGAGAAGGGCGTACGTATTTGGGGCTATGGCAAGACTGCTTATGAGAACCTCCTGACGCTTGTGCTTAATCCCGAGTATGGTGATATCACCGATACCGAGACTGGCACGGATCTCACGATGACCTATGGAAAGCCCCCGGGCGCTTCTTTCCCGCAGACGAAGCTGGTGCCTCGCCGGCGCTCTTCGCCGCTATGTGAGGATCTGACTCCGGATAAGTGTGCAGAGCTTCTGGATAGTATTCCGGAATTCTCTGGTTTATTTGAGCGCAAGACCGCGTCGGATGTTCAGACCATTCTCGATACATTCATCAATTCTCAGGTCGACGACCCGGAGACGGTGAGTAGCGAGACTACGAAGTATGGTAATACGAATGGCGAAGCTAACGCTGTTGATACCGCTTTCGCAGAGCTGGGCTCTCTATAATATCCCCCCCGCAGGGAGGCCCGGGGTTAGAGGGGCCTCACACTTATACACACACAAAGGAGAAAAGTTATGAGTAATACCAACAAAAGCGGATATCAACTCCGCACCGATTTGCTAGGAATGGCAATTGGAATTGTGGCGGACCAGACGGCCCGCCAAGTCGAGAATGAACATTTTAAGCCAGAAGGCCAGCGCACCGCCGTTGCGTCTTATACGACTGAAGATGTGATTGATGAAGCAGAGAAGCTTTACGCCTTCGTTCAGAAGAAGTAAATTACTGACCCACAGGGAGGCCCAGGGTTATCAGGGGCCTCACATTAGAAAGGAAGAATTATGACTAATGCTAATTCGAATCGACTAGAACAACTGATTGTTCTCCTTGAGGATACTCGTGATGATCACGACAAGTTCTTTAACAGCTGCAACAACGCCGCTGGAACCCGTGTTCGCAAGGCGATGCAAGAAGTGAAGACGATTGCTCAAGAGCTTCGCGTCGAGGTCCAAGAGACCAAAAACGCAAACTAAACTTTGCTAGCCGCAGGGAGGCCCGGGGATACAGGGGCCTCAATTCAAATTAAAAAGGAAAAATAAATGCTTAAAACGAATAGAATTATTTTGATGGCCCTCTGTGCTCTCGGGGCGGGAGTCATTGTGGGGACTAACTTGATTGGTTGTCAGACGAGTGCTGACGACGATGACTCTGCCGTGGCTGACGACGACGACTCGGCTGGATAGAGTAAAATCCGCAGGGAGGCCCGGGGTTACAGGGGTCTCAACTTATCACAACAAAAAGGATTTAAAAATGGAAGATATTGTTAAAAAACTCAAGGAACTGGGTGCCGAGGAAACAGATTTTGTTACGCTAAAGTATTCCGATGGAGCCGATGTATGGCATATTAATGAGAGTTATGTGTTAGAGACGGCAAGAGATGTAGCAACGGCCGCAAAGCTGGGAGCACTTCTGGCGTCCAAGATCCCAGTTTATGACACGACAGGCACCCCCTCCAGGGGCAGCGATGTTCTTAGTGAAATGCGCTACAGCGGTGTGCTGGATGAATATGACCACGAGGGATGGTTTGCGCAGTATCTAACCGAGCAACTTGTAGACACCATTTACGATCAGGAATATTCCCTTGACTATACTACCGAGAGATATGATTACAAGCGCGGCTTCTGTAATATTTCTACAGAAGTGCGCGTTAGTGTTGCTGACCTATATAGACTTGGTCCCAAAGCCGACTCGGTCGTCGCAGGATTTGAAGTATCTGTTGGTGTCGCCAGCGGCACCTTGACTTTGGGATAGAAAAATGACATTCATAAGCAGAGTTATCTTGGGATTTTTACTTGTGCTTTTAGTTGGAATGGCAGTCGGCCCCAACGTTGGTGGCTGTCTGGTATTTGACGACGACGACAGCGCCAATATACCCGAGAAAGAGGTTGACTACCCGTGGGAAAAATAAAATGTCACCTTTGGTAATACTTTGTTTTCTTGCGTTAACCATTTATGCGGTTGATTTGAAGCGGCAAATTCGTGAGACGAGTGAAGAGGTAACAAGAATGCACAGGGATTTTCTGGCTGAAGCCAGCCTGCGCTATGGGAGTGAATTAAATGGCGAAGAGTAAATCAAAGGCGGGCAAGATCTCAATTGATGGGTTGCGCTCCCTGATAAATAAAACATCCGGTCTTGATGTGGCCCACAATCTTAATGAGGCAAACCCGACAGAAGTGAAAGAATGGATTCCAACTGGTTCACGCTGGTTGGATTCCATCGTTTGTCGTGGGCACCTTGCCGGCATTCCCATTGGTAAGTTTACAGAGATTGCCGGCTTGGAATCAACCGGCAAATCATTTATGGCCGCACAGATCGCAGGCAATGCCCAGAAGATGGGAATGACTGTGATTTATATGGATTCAGAGTCCGCAATCGATCCGGGTTTCTTGGAGCGAGCAGGCTGTAATATAAATGATTTGATTTACGTTCAGGCACAATCTGTTGAGCACGTCTTGGAGACAGTTGAAAATGTTGTGAGTTCAGGAGCAGAGAGAACTTTGTTTATCTGGGACTCCCTTGCTATGACCCCGACCATTACGGATGTGGAGGGAGATTTTAATCCCCAATCCACGATGGCGATGAAGGCGCGTATTCTATCAAAGGGAATGTCTAAACTAACAATCCCGATTGCGAACACCAAGTCTGCTTTCCTGGTTCTCAACCAGTTGAAGACAAATATTCCACAGGGACCGAACGCTCGTATCATTGCGATGACGACACCCTTTATCACTCCTGGCGGAAAGGCTATGCATTATGTATACTCTCTGCGCATCTGGCTGACGGGACGCAAGGCGAAGTCTGCTTTCATTGAAGATGAGAGTGGCTTCCGCATCGGCTCCGAGGTGAAGGTCAAGCTTGAGAAGTCACGCTTCGGCACGCAGGGACGCAACTGTGCGTTCAAGATCCTATGGGGCACCGACGAGGTTGGTATCCAAGACGCCGAGAGTTGGCTGGAGGCTATCAAAGGCTCCGACAATCTTAAACAAGCAGGCGCCTGGTATACTCTGGTCTACAAAGACGGAACAGAAGAGAAGTTCCAGAGCGCTCATTGGACTTCTAAACTTGAAGATGATAAGTTTAAGAACCGAGTGTTTGAAATTATGGATGAAGAGATCATTCGTAAGTTTGACACGCGTGAGGGAAGCGCTGGGGATTTCTACGACGTAGATAAAGAATAAGACTATTTATTATACGCCCAAGGAGAAATAGTAATGAGCAAGTATTCAAGTTTTAAAAGCCACCAGTTGATAATGGAGAACTGGCGCAGATATTTAAACGAGGAAGGGGAACAATATGCTGCCATAACGCCGGACACCAATATAGCAGATGTTGAAGCGGCAGAAATTTTCAAGCAAGCTTCTTCGGGACAAGAAACACCTCTTTACAATGCCATCCTCCAGGCCACGACATGGGCGGGCGATGTGCTCAAAAGCCCCGAACAACTTAAGCAATGGGTTGATTCCATTGGTCTGGAAAAGTTCGCCGCCCGTGTAAATAAGGTCGTGCAGCTTATTTCACAAGCCAAAACCGCAAAGTTTGATATGCCAGCGCTTGAGGGAGGCGATGCTGACGAAGTTGCAGATGCTTTAAGTGACACGGAAGGCTCGATCGGAATTGATATAACGTCAGAATACGCCAACCAAGTAGAGGATTTTCAGGCGTGGTACAAAGCTTTGCCCGACGCGATTAGGCAAATGTATGAAGCCGGCAAGGTTCCCTCCCCGGAACAACTCCAGCAAGCAACGCAGCAAGCGCCAGAACAAGTCAAAGAAGATAAGTATCCCCGTTTTGGCCGCGGCCCCTTCCCGGGCGCCCCGACAGCGGGAGCCAAGGAAGATGTAAACTTAAAAAACATCAAAGGTCCTGCTCTTGCATTTTTAACAAAGGGTATGTTGGATAATTCACCGGGTGACACCATTAAGGTAAATATGAACCAGGACGGAATCGCAAACTCTAGCATGAAACCAACCCAGAGTAACATTCTAGCAGCTAAATCACTATTACTGGCATTGGCTAACCCTAAAGGTGTCGATGAGATGGGAGGCGCTTTTATTACAGATGACGGGTCCATATTAGATGGACATCACCGTTGGTCCGCTACACTTATTGCCACGGGCGGCGCGGGCACACACAGCCAAGTGCACGTTGTAGGTGCCCCAGCCAATCAGATTATACCGGTGCTGACTACAATTGGCAACGCGCTGGGTCGTCAACAAAAGGGCCCTTCGGACGACGAAGACAAATAAACTCAAACTAAACCCTTGACAACGAAGCTCCTGTGAGGTATACTCATAGGAGCTTCATACGTTAGGGGATACAAATGAAACGAGTTATGAT